AAAGAATTAGAAAAACTTGCTACTGAAAAAGATTGGGAACAAGTAGATAAGGACTCTAATAAATAGTATTATGACTACTAATAACACAATGGGTAGACAACCTACGGCACAAGATTATGCTTCGCCTACACAGTTTAGGTTTAACATAATTAAACTACCAAAAGTAGAATATTTTTGTACAGCAGTTAACGTACCAGGCATATCATTAGGTGATACAAAGACACAAGCAACTATGTTTAAAGACTTACCGATACCTGGTGATAAGTTGACCTATGAAGCTCTACAGATGACATTTTTAGTAGATGAAAATTTAGAGAACTTTCAGGAGATACATGGTTGGCTGGTTGGTCTAGGTTTTCCTAGAGATCATGCCGAGTTTAGAAATTTATTATCTTCAGGTAATGATAGATTTCCTACAAAGAACTCATCAATAAGCACTGAACCTGGAAAACAAAAATACGGAGCCGCTAATACAGGTGCTTCATTTTCAGACGCTACACTAACTGTACTTACAAGTAAAAACAATGCTCAATTAGAAGTAAGATTTAGAAACTTATTTCCTACTTCACTAACAGGACTAGACTACAATCAACAATCAACAGATGTCAATTACTTGACGGCAACTGTTACTTTTAGTTATGATATATACGACTTTGCTACAGTAGGGTCATCTACATCAAGCGTAACGACCTCTTAAACTTTACTTTTTAAGGTTTTTGTGATATAATGGAGATATTATGGATTTAGAACAATTACAAGACTTGGCTGATAAAAAGCTTAAAATAAATGATACAGAGTTAGACCTTGAATCATTAAAAACACCACAACTACATAACGAGTTTCTTAAACACTTAACTAAATTTAAACTTATGTTAAGTCGTGCTGAAACAGAATACAATGTACTTAAAAAAGATAAATGGGAATACTATACTGGTAAGGCAGACGCCTCTGTATATGCTTTAAAACCATTTGATCTAAAAATATTAAGAACAGATATAGACAAATACCTAGACGCTGATATTGATTTACAAAAGGCAAAACAAAAGGTAGATTACTTAGAAACAACTGTTGACTTTTTAGATAGAACAATACGACAAATAGCTAACAGAGGTTTTGCTATTAAGAACGCCGTTGACTGGCGAAAGTTTACCTCTGGTGCCATATAAATAGGTCTAAAGTGAGATTATAATATGCAAACTACGAATAAATATATTTACTTCAAATCTGCCATTGATGAAAAAACTTGTAAAAAAATTATTTCATATGGTTTATCTAAAATGACAGTTGATGAGTCACAAGGCATTTCTAAATACGCTCAAACTATGGATGGTAAAGAAAAAGGTGGTGTTGATATGAAAGGTAAAAAAACATCTAAAAAATTAAACACTGCTGGAATGAACAAACAGACCCTAAAGAAAAAGGGTATTGATGTTAGTAAAGCTTATGTAAGAGATAGCCATATATCTTGGTTAAACGATAAATGGATGTACGATTTATTTCACCCTTATGTACATCAAGCTAATCAATCAGCTGGTTGGAAATGGCAGTGGGATTTTTCAGAGTCATTTCAATTTACAGTTTATCACGGACATCCAAAACAAGGACAGTTTTATGGTTGGCATGCTGACGGCCAATCAGATTGGCAAGGTGCTTATAAACCTGCCATAAATGTTGGTACACAAAAGAAAAAAGATTACAGACAAGTTGAAAGAAATACAGATGGTACATTTAAGTTAGATGGTAAAGGTAATTACATACCTAAAAAAGAAAAAGTGCCTTTAAAACCTAATGGTAATTTAGCTCCAGGATATACAGATAATCCAGACATGTGGGATAAGGTTAGAAAATTAAGCATGACTGTAAACTTAACTGACCCTAAAAATTATGCTGGTGGTAATTTAAAGTTTGACTATGGACATCACGGTAATAAAAGATTTCATGTATGTAATGAAATAAGACCAAGAGGATCTATTATAGTATTTCCGTCTTACACTCATCATTGTGTAACACCAGTTACAAGAGGCACAAGATATTCACTAGTATTATGGAGTTTAGGAAAGCCATGGAAATAAAAAATACAGCAAAATTTTACGAAAAAAATAAATATGTTTTAATTAAAAATTTCATATCACCACAACAAGCAAATTTTATTTACAATTATGCTCAGATAAGAAAAGCTAGAGCTGCCACAATGGTTACATCAAAATGGCCTGATTATAGAGAAGATATTGATGGCACATTTAGAGATAAACAGGTACCTGGTACATATTCATGTTATGCTGATCCTATGATGGAAACACTATTGTTACAAGGTCTACAAGGTATGAGAGAGATTACAGGCCTTAATTTAGCACCAACTTACTCATATTGGAGATTATATAAAAAAGGTGATGTTTTAAAAAGACATAAAGATAGACCAAGTTGTGAGGTATCTACAACACTTTGCCTAGGATATAATAATAGTAATTTAAAAGATAAAAAGAAAGATTGGCAGAAATACAATTGGCCAATGTGGGTAGATAAAACAGGTGGTTTTGGAAATAAAGGTGTTCCAATTCATATGGAACCTGGCGATATGATTGTTTATAGAGGTTGTGAAATAGAACATTGGCGAGAACCTTTTTTAGGACAAGATCATGCTCAAGTATTTTTACACTATAACAACATAGATGGCCCTTACGGAACAAATTGTGTATATGATGGCAGACATGCTTTAGGATTACCACATGTATTTAAAGACCCTAAAAAAGTACAGGCGATGGCAAAGGCTGACGCCGAATTACATAAACAAAAAAATAAGTAAATCTTGTGACAACCACCCGATATTTAATCATTGATAAACCAGATGAAGTCTATTTAAAGATAGAGGCCGAAGCTGATATTAGACGAGAACTTGGTCAATACTTTACATTTGAAGTACCTGGTTTTAAGTTTATGCCACAATATAGAGCAAGACAATGGGATGGTAAGATTAGATTGTTTAGTTATGCTAATGGTAAAATTTATGCCGGTTTATATCCTTACATAGTTAAGTGGTGTGAAGAAAATAATGTACAGGTCGTAGATGGTAGTAAAATCAAAGATGTTCCTGTAGATGAAAAACACATTGATTCATTTATAAAAGCATTAAAGATACCTAATATTGAAGTTAGAGATTATCAAAGAGAGGCTTTTGTACACTCAATAGTGAAAAATAGATGTTTGTTATTGTCGCCAACTGCCTCTGGTAAATCTTTAATTATCTATCTAATGTTAATATTTAATCTATTAAGACTTAAAGATAAAAAACAAGATAAGATACTTATAATTGTTCCGACCACTTCACTAGTAGAACAACTATTTAAAGACTTTAAAGATTATGGTTATAATAGTGAAAGAAATGTACATAAAATCTATCAAGGCCACGAAAAAGAAACAAACAAAAGAGTAGTAATAACTACTTGGCAATCAGTATATAATCTACCAAAAAAATGGTTTTCAGACTATGGTATGGTGATAGGTGATGAGGCACACTTGTTTAAAGCTATGTCACTTACAAAGATAATGACCAAACTAGATAAATGTAAATATAGAATAGGTCTTACAGGTACACTAGATGGTACTAAAACACATAAATTAGTATTAGAAGGACTGTTTGGTACAGTCAATAAGGTTGTATCTACAAGTGAGTTACAAGAAAGTGGTAAGTTGGCTGCCTTAAAGATTATCTGTCTAATTTTAAAACATGACAAGAATGCCAGTCATATGTTAAAAGATAAGACTTATCAGGAAGAAATGGATTATTTGGTCTCAAATGAAAAAAGGAATAAATACATAAGAAATTTGACCTTATCTTTACAAGGTAATACTTTGTGTCTATTCCAATATGTTGAAAAACACGGTAAGATATTAAAAGAACTTATTGAAAAGAAGGCCGACAAACACAACATATTTTATGTCCATGGAGGAGTAGAAGCTGATGAAAGAGAAAAGATTAGAGAGATCACAGAAAAGTCTGATAACGCAATTATTATCGCTAGTTACGGTACCTTTTCTACTGGTATCAATATCCGTAATTTACACAATATTGTTTTTAGTAGCCCTAGTAAATCTCGTATAAGAAACTTACAATCAATAGGTAGAGGTTTAAGATTAAAAGATAATAACTCGGCAGCCACACTATATGATATTGCTGATGATTTAACACACAATGAAAAAGAAAACTACACTCTGGCCCATTTTAGAGAACGGATAAATATTTACAATGA